TAATCTAATACATTTCTCAAATCGGCAGAGGCCGCTCCAATATCTATAAATGGGATAATATCTCCTAAACCAAATTCATCTATCCCGGTAGGGTCGTCGCTAAAAGAAAAACCTGTGAAAGTTTTTCCAAGAAATCGTTCAAATGGATCATCACTACGAGCTAATACAGACATTTTTTCACGAAAAGTTTGTCCCCTAGCGGCTTTAATAGAACCGAAAATACGGTCTCTTACTTCTTTTTCAAATTCTTTCTCTATTGGTATAGAAGGATCACGAGTTTCTTCTATAAGTCGTTTTGTCATATCATTGGATATAAAATCTTTAATATTTTGTTCCATGATTGGAATTGTCCAATCAGCAAACGCATCAAAGCCAAAACTAAATCCCTTATTAGAAGAAATTAAAGGTTTTCCCTGTTTAAGCCAACTCTGAACCGTCCCTACAATCTGATTATTAAGTCTAATTTCTAAATTTCTCTCTTGAAGAAATTCGCGCTCAAATTGTTCAGACTCCGTAACTTCTAATTCAGCTACGCGTGCGCCTAAAACATCAGCTTTCTCTCGTTCTGTTGGTTCTCTAGCCACTATTTTTCACTTTCTAAAATTAAATCACCGCGTCCCGATGCCGCTTTTCCAAATATAGCTAGAAATTGATCAGTTTTGGAGTCTATTTCACCCAATTCAGCTAAATTTAGATAATAACGAGTTACTTCTCGAAGAATATCAGGTGGACGTTTCATTACGCCACTTTCAAATTGTTCCTGTAATAAACGTATACGCTCATATAAATATGTTACATCTCCCTGCATGGCCGTTACATCGGTATTAGGATTAGGTACTATATAACCATAGGGCGAACGTTCAACACCTCTTATTGCGTCTATTCGACGCATAGCTTCTTTCCAATCATTGGTTTGAACGAAAGACGTTCCTGCATCAAATCTAGCCAAATATTGATCTCTTAATTCTAGATAATTTTCAGGTGTTATACCTTTCCCGATAAAACTTCTTATAAAAGCCAATCCTCCTGCTCCTTCTGCTTCCCCGTCAATAATAGCCACTCGCATAGCGCCTAATACTTCTGCATCTTCGTTAAAAGGTTCACCACGCATATGTTGAGCCATGGCCTGAATGCCAGAAGTGTCGCCTAACATGACTTTAATTTCAACTAAATTTTCATAAACTGAAACATTCCCCATCCAAAACATTTCAGTTAATTGAACCTCTTGAGACCGTAGAAATGCTTCACCTTCTATATCAGCCGCACCCTGAAATGCAATGTTTCTGTTAAATTCACCATATAATACATCCTGTAAAGCTTTTTTCTCGTCAGGATTAAACATAGAATCTTTACCGGTTAACTGTTCTAAACCTTTATTGTCCATCATATCAATCATAAATTCTCTCTGCCCCGCAACATCTAAATTTCTAAATTGTCCTAATATTAAATTAGTTTCAGATTTAACTTGTAATGACCGTGCACGAACTCGCATATCTTCTGCGGAAAAAATCCCTGTTCCTTCTGGTCCATTTCGTCTAAGAAGATCCCAAAATAAAACCATCCCCCATTCAATTCCACCAATATTACCTTCAAGAGCAGCTTCTTCAACTTGTCTAATTAGATCAATTTCAGCTTTCATAAACGCCGCCTTATGCTCCGCAATATCTTCTGCATTAACATTTTTACGAATTTTAGACATTTGAGTAGCTGAAAATTGATCAAATACTGCAGAAAATTGTCCTTGTATAGCTACCGGTAAATTACTTATTAAGGCTCTTTTTCTAGCCGCCAAAACTTCCTGAAATCCCACAGGATCATTCTGATAATCAAAAAATGTTTGTTCTATTTCTTGCGCTACTTGAGAAGATATTTTATTCAAAAAAGTATCTAAACCAGCCAAATTAAACGCCCTAGCTGATAAAGATGCACCATCTAATGGTACAAAAGTATCATCTTCAAGAGCTGCTTTAATTCCAGCTTCTTTAGCTTTTTTAATGGCCAATTGATCAAGTAAATCATTATTCTTATTAATAAAATTATTTAAACTAGCCAAAATAGTGTCTAAACCCTGAGCAACTGCGCCTACACGTATATTTACATTTGGTGATCGCCCACCAACAAGAGATTGTCTGCCAACTCGTAATTGTACCGGATCCGCCATTATCCGCCTCCTCCCCCGCTATCTCCACCGGATGGAGTTTTCCCTCTCCCAATAATCGAAGAACCTAAACCGAAGGCCGCATCTAAAGATGTGCCCAAAGCTTCCAATCTAGCGCCTTTCTTAAGTTGTTGCTTTCTTATCACGGAAGCAGTACTTTCTAAATCCAATCTGGCTGTAGTAAATCCTAAACCTAATCGATCTATTCTTAATTGTTCATTTAATTCAATTAAATTCTCCTCTGCTGATCTCAATGGAGTACCTGTATTTAATAAAACGCCTCTACCAGCAAAAGCCGCTGCATTACGAGCGAGTAATGCACGCAAAGCTTTAACAGAAGCTAAAGCATTTAATTCTGTTTCAACCTCAGCCTGAGCACGGTCTAAATCTATACTTTTCTGTGTTAATATATCTTGTTGAGTAGCAGCTTTAGATATTTGTTTAGCTTTAGCAATAGCTACTCCTACCGTAGCTACTGCTGTTGCCACTGTAATAGCCAATAATACGACTGCTGTTGCCATTACACGCTCACTTTCTGCGATATAGCTCTTATTTTCCATGTAGCTGGAAAAGTTCTTTTCAAAGTCACATTTCCTTCCTCAGCATAACTTTTTAATACCGCGCTTTTTGATACTTCTTGTAAAGCCGGAGTAGCGCTAGACGCCGCTTCATTGGGAAGTAAAAAACTAACATCATATCCATTTATTTGACAATTATTAGCAGATAAAAAATCAATTTTTACTTCTATAATTCTTTTTATTCGACCTTTCATAGGCCCATCAGCTAGATTTACTTCTGGAGTTAATAATTCTACTTCAGGAAGGGGATCATATCCAACCTCTAAAGTAGTATATGAACCTGTAGTAGTTAAAGCCCCCGCAGAAATTACTAAACCCGTTTCTACTTCTAATCCATCTCCTAATACTGTTACTGTTTCACCTTCTAAATGTCCAAGTCCAGTCCACGCCGTTGGTCCACCAGTCGCCATAATAGAACTATCTAATTTTTTAGCAAAATTAAAACGTTCTAAATATATTTTTGTTACCGCATCAATAGTCCTTTCTACGGCTACATACATTTTAGTCTCATCAAACGCTACTGATTTAACTTTTCCGTTTGGTGTTCCTCCCGTAACCCATATAGTTACTTGCTGATCTCGTACACTTATAAGTACAGCCCATGTTCCATCTGTATTCACAACATAAATTAAATCAGAATCAAAATCAGCTCCCGGTGACTGTCTAGCAGCATCCACAGGGGAATTTAAAATATGATCAGCTAAAATATTAATATTATTAGCATTATATCTTTGCTCTATATCAGAAAAAAGATATTCTCTGTAAATATTACTATTTACTTGATGAAATAATGTAGACCCATCAATAAATAATGGTCGAATAAAAGAAGAACCTCTTTTATCTTGTCTTAATATTTCAAAATTTCCAGGAACAATACCTGCTGATTTACGTGGCACATAAAATTCTGCACCAGATGTAAATATTTGTAAATGATGTGCTGATATCATATTTCTTATATGGTGAACTTGATCTGTATCCATAGTAAAATCTAAACCATCATCATCAAAGAGATTACCGGGGTCAAAATCAAAATAAGCACCTATAACTGAACCCCACGTAGTATGAGGTCTTTCTTTAGACCCACCAATCCATAATCGTCCTTGATGAAATGTTCCTGATCTTGGATAACCCCGCGTAACGGACCAAACATCTTCATATCCCTGTTCTAAATCCCATTGTCCAGAAGCTATAGCCGTTGTATCGAAAAATTCTACAATTACTATAGCATCTACTTTTGTAGTGCTTACAAATTTAGTAATTCGTGCCGTACCGCCATTTCCAACTATATATCCGCCCAGATCAGAAGCGGCGAACGCTGCCGCTCCCGCCACTAAATTAATATTTCCACTTACCGCAGATGGAGTTAAAGTAGTTGCTGGATTAGCTACCGAAGGAGTAAAAGGATATCTAGGAATATACGTCCATGAAATAGCTGCTAATGTCCAATCAGTATGAGAAATTCCTCTAACTAATTGTTGGGTAGGATGATCAGGATGAAATAAAAGTAAAGTATCACCACTTTGAACCCAAGTTAATTCGCCTAAATCAGCTACTGGATAAGGAGACACTTCAGTTGATTGTAATACTCCATCCTTAAATATTTTTGCATTAGAATCATATATTGATATTGTATATGTTTGTACTTTATTAAAATCAAATTCAATCAATTGAGTGTCCGTAATAATCCCCAAATCCGCCATATATTCTAACGCTGGCCTATCTATAAATCCACCTTGTGGCTTCGGTAATACATTATATAAACGCTTAGCACCATTATAATAGAAAGGTTTATCAATCCTCCCATATGCAAAAGGAGAAAGTTCCCCAGAAGTAAAATTAGAAGTTACTTGGTGAATTCCCGCCATCATCCCCTCGCCGTAATTAAAGGAAAATTTGTCATTCCGGTTTTTTTCCTCTGTTGACTATCAACAGTTTTTGCTATTCGATATGCTCTTTCGAATCTTTTCTCAATTCTATCCTCTAATTTATCATCCAATGTTAGTTCAGCGGCCCATTCAAGTGCTAAAAATAAAATAAAAGACCTACGAACGTAAGGTGGAATATCATCCTCCGAAACTTCAATCGAATATTGTATGTATATGTCCCCATCAAAATCTGTCCATAATTTCTTATCCTGTGTAATTTCATAATCAAATGTAAAATCGACAATTTTTCTTAAAGACCAAAAATTTGCCGGTAAAGAATATTGAACGGTAAATTCACTCGGTGGAGTAGCAACGTCTTTAGAAAGTGGGCCAAATTCTGTAAAAGTCCATGTCCATGGATGCATAGACATAAATTGCTCTTTTAAAAATTCATATGTATCATTTGCTGTTTCCGCTTCAACAGTATTATCAGCTAAAGCAGTTATACGATTGCGCCCCAACGCATGGAGCGCATTATTAATAATTTGAATATCAGTTACGGCCACATTGTCCTCCAATTAAAAAAGTAGGGGCCGAAGCCCCTACCCCAAATCTATTACGGAGGTTATCCGCCGAGAGAATCAATGATCTCGTTGATCTTAGCCGCTAATGCCGCTATATCATCTTTAACAGACGCTGTAGCATCATCAACCGTGTCAGAAACGGCACCACCGGTGCTATCAGTCAATTTGACAATATTACCAGCTTGTCCTTTGACAGTAACATCAGCGCCACCAACCGTGACCATGTAAATCCGGAAATCAGGAGTTCCGTCAATATCCATAGATGCAAAAATAATATCACCAACTAACAAACCATCGTCAGCTAATGCATTATCGAAATAAGCATCAGCCTCTACGACAGAAGCTGCATCATTGGTAACATATGAATAGACGTTTCTAACATTTCCAGGACCTGTCCCGACGTTCCCACCAACATCAATAAGTTTAAATCCGCTAGCTGCAAATGCCACGATCTTTCTCCCTTATTCGTTGGTCAGAATTTCTTGTACACCATCATCATCAATCAAACAAGCACCTTGGCTCATCATATTGTCAACAAAATGAGAGGCATGAGGGCCATCCCAATCTATATCGACAGTAACATCTGAGCCAATTGCGTGACCGATTGACGGTTTGTGGTACACGAAATTCGAACGGGTTGAGCCTGTTTTCGGCAATCCAGAATGCATAAACCACGTAATACCAGCCCAATTACGAGCCTGTAGAATATTAATCCCGGAAAACGGAAGGTCTGCTCCGACTTTATCTGCATCTGCAAATTCATCGAAAGCAAGTAATTCAGTCCACCCTTTAGGAGCGAGTAGACCGAAAAGCATTCCGTCGCCAACTGGAACATCGCGTTCTGCCAGAGCTTGAATGGTATCCAGAACTTTACCAACATTCATGCCGGTAGCCGCACCGACGGTACGGTCATTCTGGATAGTAGCAAGCACCTGATTAGACGCGGTGGCCAAGGCATTGGTGATGATGATATCATCAGTTTTGCGACCCAAAGCCATAGCACCAGCTTCGACTGTAACGGTTCGCTCGTCGTGTTGAATTTTCAACTCGTCGAGTTTATCCACCCAATCACCAGCATAATGGTCCTCAAGAGTACATTTAACCGGCGTATGGTCAATGTTCATCACAGGGACCAGCCCATGACGGGTTTTAGTCGAAGCCGTACCTTTACCAACTTTCTGGAAAGTCGTGCTCTGCCCAACAATGCCCGTTTTAGTACGAACAGTGTTTCGGATGAGAGACCCCTTACGTTGGTAAGCGGTGTGTACCTCTGACTCGAATTGGTCGACAAAACTTTGGTCTATAGAAGTAGACACTATTTGCCTCCTTTTCGTAGTTAAGTTAAAGGTTTCTCCCTATCCTTCATCCAATTGGGTGTCCGCATTGCGCGGGCCTTGGATATCCGGCTGGGCCTTGGGAAGGGTATCCAGCTATCAAGCGGCTTTAGCCTTACTCGCGTCTAGACGCTTGAAATCTTCGGCTACTTCCTCTCTCAAACTTAGATATTTTGGGTCCGAGGGATTCCAGTAGGCTTCAGGCTTCATTTTAGCACGTATCTGATCTAGTGTCAAGACCGGCTTAGATAATATAGCAGTTGCATCACCACTTGCGGGAATTTCCATAGTTTTAGACGCCATAGAAACAAGCGTATCCATTAATAAAACGCCTTGAGCAGTAGTAGTATATATTTTAAATAAAGCTTGTTGTTCATCATTAAGTTTTCCTTCTGAAAAAACTTTTAAACGAGGTAAAATAATTTTAGCATCTTCTCCTAATGCTTTTAATTCTTCCTGTGGATTGGTTTGAGTAAGATTATTGACTGTAGTAAGATACATTTCAACCATAGCATCAAAAGATTTTTGTGATAATCTTTGATCTTTAGCAAATGTCATTGCTGATTGAACCAAGGGATCGTCAGCAGGTGTTTCACCTAAAAATAAGCTCATATCCGTTCCCTCAGGAACATTTATTTCATAAGTTTCTGGCGCTTGACCAAAACGGCTCTCTAGTTCAGCATGACCATCCGCAAGTTTCTGAAAATCTGGTTTACCCTCGACTAAAAATTTATCAGGAAAATTATTAGGTATTACAATCTGTTGATCTTTACCCTCCCCAGCTTTATCTGCAACGGCTTTTGCTTCTGCAACGGCTTTTGCTTCTTCAGCGACTTTATTTTCACCGGCTTTTGCTTCTTCAGCATCAAGCAGACTTTGACTTTGTAGTTTCTCAGGCATTTGTAATCTTCCTTTCTTGACGCTCAGCGAACGCCATAGCAGTTTTAATATAATTTAATACTTCTGTTTGCCCTCTCCGTACATTAAGTCTATACATATAGTCTTTCTCATTGTCCATGGTACACGGAATTGGTAACGGTAAAGGTCTATTAATAAATCTTTCATTTAGAAAAGATAAAGCCGATTTACCCAGCGGATCATTAAATACTTGATTAAATATTTTCCCTACTTCCATTAAATCTCTAGATTCCTGTTTAATCCTCTTTCTTAAATCAGCAGCCCTTCGTTCAGACACACTAACAGGAACATCTTCTTCTCTAGTTTCAAACGGTAAATCTTTATCTTCAGGCATCATTTTTCCTATTGTTGAGTTATTTGCTGTATAACTTGTCCGGCCTTTTCAGGATCCTGTAATGCTGCTTGGGTAGCCTGCTGTATTAATCCTTCAATTTCATCAGCACTATGTATTAAATCGGGACTAGCTCCGGTTTTTTCATGAATATAAGCTAATGTTTTACCTGTTCTAAGAGCAAGCTTACTACTACCGAGAGCAAATGCTTCCATTGTAGCTGCAGAACGACTAAGCTTTCCCAAATCAATATCATTTTGAATTTGCGCTAAAGGAGTTTCATACTCTATGTCTACTATCTGACCATCAAGTGTAAAGGTAGGTAATAAACCCATACGCCCCCAGATATCTAAACATCTTATTACTATCTGTCGTACATATTCACGCTGTAATCTACCAAAAGACGGACCTGTTTCTAGAGCAAACATCTGTTTACGAAGATTTACTTCCTCAACGGACCTAACCGCATCATCAAGCGGCGCTAAAATATCGTCAAGAAGTTTACGACGAATAGACCTTCTCAAATCATTTAAAGCTATTTGAGATAAATCAAAATTAGCAGCACGAGGCAACGCAGCTATAGACGGACCTATTGATCCTCCTGCATTAGATAAAACCGGAATAAATACACCTGGAGCAAGTTCTATTGTATCAGGATTAGTAATTCCATCATCTGTAGCGGTATAAATACCAGCTAATTCAATAGAAGCATTTTGTAAAATCATTTCAACCGCCATATTAAGCGATTTAATATCCGCTAAAGCTTCAATAATAGGACCAAAACCATTAGCCTCGCCTGGTCTTTTAGCCCATCGACCAACAACCCAAGGATTAGAAGTATCTATTCGACGCAATATTTTTTTACTAGTTTGAGCGTTCCATAATTGATAAATGAATCTATCTTTTTCTGGAAAACAAAATTCTATTAATTTAACGGCATCGTCGGGTTTATTTTTTAAGATTTGTAATAAATGCTCATCTAAAATAGCGTCGGGCCACATTCCCCTAATGTTCGAAACAGCCGGATTAGGTCGTCTACCCACTAATTGAACGATACCGTCGGGACCCTCACCTACTACTAATTGATTTGCTGGTACGGCTGTCATATGCGCGGGTCTACTAATGTCCCCCGTGGGATTGATAAGAAGTCCGCACTGTCCTGGTCCTAAGTCTTGCATATTTTCATTAGAAACAGTATCAAAATTCGTTTTAGCCAATAATTGAAAGAATCTTATTCTTATAACATCTAATAATTTAAGAAACGCATCTTTTTGTCCCTCCGGTACATCAGTACCCGGTACGAATTTAGCCCATTTCTGTCTTACAGGAACTAGATTATCTTGCATACGGTTAGCTAATTTAACCGAACTATCCACCGCTGTAGAATCATATAAAGTAGTTCGCAAATCTGAAACTGAACCACCATGAGTATTATCTCTTTCAGGACGAGTATATTTATAACAATCATCATACAAAGAATGCCACGGTCCTTGAGACGCTTCCAAATCTAAGAATCTTTTAAGGTCTTTATCACCAAGAGATTTGGTCATCTAGGCGAATCTCCAGGTAAAGGTTCTCTAAATAATTTAGACTCAAACCCAGAAGAAGTTGTCCCCGACACACTAACCGTTAATCCTGGAGTAATAATGGATATACCTCCTCCTTGCGCAGCGATAGCCGATGAAAGTCGCTTATTAGTACCAATAGTTTCTTCCGTTACCCCCAATTCGCTACCAGATATAAGAGACCTTCGCCCAATGCGTCTCCTTCGAGCCGCCAATTTTCTTGACTCTGCCACAAGTAACCTACGTCGCGCGGCAGCTGCTATTCTTTTTTCTTCTTCTGCTTTCGCTATTGCCGCGTCTTGAGCACTAGTATCTATTTTTTTAGGTGCTGATGAACCTCCACCTACCATTAGCCTTTCTCCT